CCGTTGCAACAACCTCGGAAGGTGGCGCACCATCTGAGACAGGAATCGTTTCGGCGTATGTTTCCGGAACGGTTGTCAAACTTGCTGGTCTGCAACGCTGGGCAGTTGAACTCCAGGAGCGTTCAGACCCATCATTTGCACAAATCATGCTCGACAACATGACCCGTTCGTACCGTAAGGCCACCGAAGTAGCAACAATTGCTGCGATCACCGCTGGTGGTACACAGGCAGCAACAACCGCTGCATCCGCAGCAGGAATTCAATCGTTCGTTTCAACAGAATCAGCAGCTGCATATCTTGCAACTGGCGACGTTGTTTCGGCATACACCGCAGGCGTCAGCCAATGGTCACTCATGCAGAACGCAGTCGACGGCAGCAACCGCCCATTGTTCTCTGCTGGACAGCCACAAAACTCAGCAGGTTCAGCCGAGGCAACAACCTTGTTTGGTAACGTTCTCGGCGTGCCGTTGTACGTTTCTTCAAACATGGTGTCAACGACCATTGACGAATCAGCTTTCCTCATTGTGCCTTCAGCGATTGAAATCTTCGAGTCATCAGAACTCATGCTTTCAGTTAACGTCCCGGCATCAGGCGAAATCACAGCAATGATTTACGGCTACTTCTGCCCAATCGTTACGATTGCTGGCGGTCTCCGTCGCTTCAACCTGACCTGAGTTTCCTGAACTAACTAAGACTGCAAGACCATGGCTGTTTACAACATCGCATTTCACACGCGACTAGACAACTATGCCATCTTGCAGACTTTTGTTGACACAGACATTCAGCCTCAAGACTCGGTAGTGGTGGCAGGAGCCGATCACGGCTTTAGTGGCACACAAACTGTCATCTCTACCGAGCCTTACGAGTTCATTGGTGTCGGCCCTGAGGGTGACCTTCTTTTTGACTATTCAGAAATCAGGGAAAACCAATTCATTTATGCCAACACCGGCACGGATTACGACAGAAGCGTTGCCACTGGCACCGTAACTTTCACGCAAAGTTGCTCGTGGATTACCTCAGCCGACGTCACCAGTTGGCTTGGTATTGAGGTCGCAACGGCTAACGACACGGCCTTCATTGCTGTGTGCGTTTCAGCGGCAAACAGCTGGGCGTTTAGAAAGCGCAGGGAGGCTGGCTACACAGACAGTCTCTCAACGGCTCCTGACGGAGCAGCAAAATTGGGTTGCATCAACTTTGCAGCAATGCAATATCGCTCCCGTGGCTCGGTGGATTCCTACGCATCTTTTGACTCAATGGGCATGGGTGCCCCCACCATGTCCCTCGGTCAGATAATGGCTTTGCTTGGGTGCGGAAGGCCACAGGTCGCATAATGGCCTCAGGCATCTTGTACGAGGCTGTGGCAGGCGTTAAAGCCTCGCTGACAGCATTGGGGCTTGCACCCGTAACAGACCCTAGAAACGCTCGCCCACTGTCAGTCTTTATTGAACTGCCAACCGTGTCAGCGTTCAACTACAACGTTGGCGACATCACCCTTCGACTACGAGTACTGGCACCGCCCCCCGGCAACAGCGACGCAGGCGATTACCTCATGACCATCACAGATCAAATTCTTAACTCATCCATAGCCATCACTGACATGTCACCCGGCATGGTTTCAGTCGGTGGTCAAGACCTACCCACATACGACCTCACAGTCCGCTTAGCGGTCAAACGAACATAGGAGCATCATGGCGTTAGTCATAATTTCAGATCTAGTCGGGACACCCGGCGAGGAATTTCACCCCGGTGAATTTACAAACGTTGAAGCACTCATTGAGGGTGGCTTCATCAAAGAATCAACTCAAACCAAAACCAAGTCGGAGGACTAATCATGGCAACAAACACATATCTAGCAAACCCAGTGGTGACGGTTAACTCTGTGGCATTAACAGGGTTTTGTACTGCAGCCAGCGTTATGCGCGTTCAGGAGAGCATTGACACAACTAGCTTCGGCTCTACTTCAAGAGAGTTTTCTTCAGGTTTGGCCAATAACACCGTTTCGATGACGCTGTTTCTTACTTATGCGGCCAGCGAGACTTACGCAACTTTGAAGTCTCTTGTCGGCACAAAAACAACTGTCACCGTCAAGGCAACTTCTGCTAGTCCAAGTGCGACAAATCCACTTCACACAATGACAGGTTGCTACCTTGAAACACTCCCAGTACTTGACACCTCACTAGGCGAAATCTCGTCCATTGACATCGAGTTCACTGGCGGTGTTTACACCGAAGTAACCGCTTAAACCTTTTAGGAACAAATGAAAATCACGCTCAAAGTAACCCACATAGACGGTGACGTCTATGAAGTAACCACAAACCTTTTCACCATCGTTGCTCTTGAACGGAAGTTCAAAATTAAAGCCTCAGAACTAGCCACCGGTATCGGTATGGAACACCTAGCATTTTTGGCTTTTGAATCATGCAAACAAAGCGACCGGGTTGTTCCGATTGTCTTTGACGATTACGTCAAGCTCATTGACTCAATCACTGTTGTATCGGACGAACCAACAAACCCCACCAACGAGGCACCTACTCCAGATCACTAGCCGAACTGCTAGTTGAAACTGGGTGGTGGCCTCCACAAATACCCTTCGAAGTACAAGACATGAACACAGTCATTGACGTCATAAACAAAGCAAGACGCAAATGACCGCCACGGCAAAAGTAGAAGTCGTCGGCGCTAAAGAAGCCATTAAGGCTTTAGGCAAAATTGACAAAACCCTACGCAAGCAATTCAACGCTGACGCTAAGCAAATAGCCCAGCCGTTAGTTGTCCTTGCCGGGTCTCGCTACCCCGATACGCCATTGTCGGGTATGAACCGTAATTGGAAGCAAGGCAACAAAACGCTGTTTCCGTACACCAAAGCCAAAGCAGTTAAAGGCTTAAAGGTCAAGTTCTCAACTAGGCGCAATGACGCCAATGTGATCTATGTGACTCAATCAGACCCGGGCGCTGTGGTGCTTGAAACTGCTGGCCGTGGCAGGTCAACAATCCTGTCTGAAAACCTAAGAGCCAAAACCAACCGCATTTTATGGCCTGCAGCTGAACAGGCGCTGCCTTCCATAACTGCTGAACTACGGGCGTTAGTATTGCGCGTAATCGAGCAAGTCAATCAGGAGCTGAAGTAATGGCTGTAAATATCCCCATCATCAGTGAATTTGACGGCACAGGCATCAACAAAGCCATCGCCCAATTTAAGCAACTGGAAACCAACGGGCAAAAAGCCCAGTTCGCAATCAAGAAAGCAGCCGTCCCTGCAGGGCTGGCTATAGCAGGTTTAGCTGTTGCGTTAGGTGATGCCGCTAAAGGTGCCATTGAGGATGACGCTGCACAACAAGTACTTGCCTTAACTTTGCGTAACACCACTGGCGCTACTGATAAGCAAATTGCTTCTGTCGAAAATTACGTCAGCGCCCAAGGCAAGTTACTCGGCATTTCTGACGAAAAATTGAGGCCGGCCTTAGCGCGTCTAGTCAGCCAAACGCACGACATAACCAAGGCTCAAGAACTTGCCTCACTTGCTATGGACGTCGCTGCAGGCACCGGCAAAGACCTAGGAACAGTCACAGAAGCCTTAGCAAAAGCAAGCACTGGCAACTTTGTAGCCCTAAGCAAACTGTCTCCTGAACTTAAACAAATGGCAAAAGACGGTGCATCGGCTGATGAGATATTTGCTGCCTTGTCAGGCACTTTTGCTGATCAGGCCAGCAATGCTGCAGGCACCGCGCAAGGACAATTCCAACGTCTAACGGTTGCCTTGTCAGAAACCAAAGAGTCAATAGGTGCTGCACTTTTGCCAGCCATCGAAGCGGTCTTACCATTCCTACAAACATTGGGCACATGGGCACAGGAACATACCACGGTTTTCCTAGTTATCGCTGGCGTCGTTGGAGGTCTTGCTTTAGCCATTGTTGCCGTCAACGCTGCAATGACAATCTGGACTGCAACAACAAAAGCATTTACAGTAGTCCAAACGGCCTTCAACGCCATCTTGGCTGCCAACCCAGTAGTGCTCATCGGCCTTGCGATCGCTGCCTTAATTGTTGGCTTAGTGCTTCTATACAAGAACTTTGAGCCGTTCCGAAAAATCGTTGACGGCGTGTTCGGTGCAATCAAATACTGGATTAGCGAAGTCATAGTCCCCGAGTTCAAACTGCTTTTGTCTGTTGCTAAAACCATCTTTAATGGCATTGCAAGCCTGTGGAATAACACCTTTGGGAAGTTGTCTTTTAGCATCCCATCGTGGGTGCCAGGTCTCGGTGGTAAAGGTTTCAGCGTTCCCGAAATTCCAATGCTGGCTAATGGTGGCATCGTGACAAGTCCTACCCTTGCCATGATTGGTGAGCGAGGTCCGGAGGCTGTAATTCCTCTTAGTGGGGCAAACGCTGGCGGTGGCATGGGTGGCAACACAATCAACGTCAACGTCAATGGTGCAGACCCACAAGCCGTAGTTGACGCCCTGCGTCGTTATCAGCGCATGAACGGCTTTGTGCCTATCACGGTTGGTGTCTAATGCCTACATGGGATTGGCGCGTGTCTTTTGCAACTAGCACCAGTTTCACGACGCTCCCTAGCGTTGAGCAAATCAGCATTTCAAACGGGCGACGCAGACAAATTGACGACTACGGCGTTGACCAGTTAACAGTTGAAAGCATCTTCCCGTCGTCATGGACAGTGACACCAAAACTGGGTGACAACATCATCGCTTGGGTTTACACCACTGCCTATCCTGCCTATCCGTCTTACAACTATTGGAAGATGTTTCAAGGCCGTATCACTAACGTCGAAGTCAAATACGGCATGGTCACTAACCAAGACGTGGTCACTATCACAGCTGAGGGTTTACAAGCCGACCTTGGCCGCACACAGATCAACGGTTACGCAGTGGCTAGTGACAACACAGGTTTGCAAGTTTACAACACCGCTAACTCGGTTGGTGTGTATGTTGGCGCTGGCACTGGTTCATCTACCGGGTCTGCACAGACATACACCGGCAACCTTAAAGCCTTTGTTGATACTGAGGTGCGCACTGAGCAGGGCAGGCTTCGTTCTACACCTACCGCCCCAACAGCGCTCGATATGGGCACCCTTGACTTTGTTGGTCGTGGCTCATTGTTTTATGGCCCTACGCCAACACCCGAATGGTCTGACGGCACCCTTTTAAGCACCACAAACTACAAGTATCAGAATGTCAAATTTAAGAGCGCGTCAGAGGACTACTACAACTCAGTCACTGTCCAGCCTTTAGGTCTGGCGTCACAGACCAGCACTAGTGGCACCACACCCATTTATTCCTATGTGCCTGATTCTTATGATGTCAGCACGTCACAGGCTTTATCGCTTGCCCAGTATTTACGGTTTAAGTACGACACCACTACAGGGACCCCACGGGAACTGGGTTTCACCATTAGCCAACAATCAGCAGCTGACGCTGTGTTATTCCTCAACTTGATCAGTAATTTCTTGGGCTTGAAGATTCAGATTGTGTTGCGCGGTGTCCGGTATTACTGCGTGGTTGAGGGTGTCAATATCAGTGCCACGCCTGACGATACGCGTATTTTGTTTTC